GGTGAAATGATTTTTAAATGCTAAGTAACTTTGATATACCTCAAGAGGTTTCATACAGGAAGTTTAGCACGAGATGTTTTCTTCATAAAGTTAAGTTGAATCGCATCATATTTTAATTTCTCTTTCAAAGGTTTTGAAATTAATTTAGATACAGCATCTAACTCTATCTTATGTTCTTCACAGAATGTTAAGATAGCATCAATGTAATTAAAGTTATAGGTCTTTACTAGACCTTCTATTTCCTGTGCAAATTTTGATTGACATAGAAACTTTTCCTTTATTACATCATCTAATTTATTCTTGGGATCCATATTCTCCTGTTTTGTGATCGACAAATTTTCTAATGTACCTGGTAAGAAGCTTAATATACTCACCCTTGTTTCGTTTTTCATAAACTTTGCAATCGCCATTTTCGGCTACCATAATAGTGATCAATTTTGTAACTGGAATACCAGTCATCTCATAATACATACAAGCGTATGCAGTTTCTTGGACAAAGTAATTCTCTATCCACTTTTCGGGTTTAATTTTTGCTGAAGTCTTAAAGTCAATGACTGCAAGTTCTCCATCGTATTCTGCTATGCAGTCAACTCTACCAGCAAGACCAAGATAATCGCTATATAGTGACTTCTCTAGTGCATGTATGTTATCTATACGATCAAGGTTCTCCTTGGACTGTAAGAATAAAAACTTTGTAGATGGAAGCATACTGCAACCATCAATAGTACCATTCTTAATATAGTATTCTACCACATCATGATACTTTGTACCACGAAAGGTAGACTCTTTGGTAATCCTGTTTGCCTCTACATCTCCAACCCTATTTCTCCACTTAACGAAGACTTCACGATTGTAGAAACTAGTCACAGAAGTTATTGAAGGATACATCTTACCAGATGGAACCTTATAGAATCTGGTTCCATCTATGGTTTGTGCTTCAAGGTCAACTTCTTCTTTTAAATGATCAAGAAAGGTAAACATTACATACCGAGAGAGAGTTTAGTTAGAAGGTATTTTCTAACAAGTCCAGAACGAACTATGTCTTCAATACCGAACTCAATGGAACAGAAATCTTCCTGCATGGAAGAAATGATTTTCATAAAATCCAAAATACCATTTCGTTCATAAGTCTTGGTAAGATCAGTTTGTGAAGCATCTCCACAAAATATAATCTTTGAATCTTGACCTACTCTTGTTATTATACTATCAAGTTCATGAAAATTCAAGTTCTGCATTTCATCCACAAGAACAATAGAATTATCTAATGTAGTACCTCTTATAAAAGAAGTAGACCAAAACTTAATAGTCTCTTGTGCTTTCAATGCACCATAAAGCATTTCAAATTCATTATCATCTGACATCTCAAACATATACTTGACCATATGCTTATATGGTATCTGATATAAGAATGATTTATCCTCATGATCACCTGGTAAGAAACCAATTTCTCTGGTAGATACTAAAGAACGTACAACATATACATTCTCATAAGGAGTCATCTGATCTAGAACTTCACGAAGAGCAAGATACAATGCAACAAAAGTTTTACCTGTACCAGCAGCACCATAAGCAAAGATATTTTGACCTTTCTTATAAGCATCAAAAAACTTTTCCTGACTCTTGGTTAATGGTTTAATATCAACCATCATGTCAGTATTAATTGGTTTCTTTCTTTTAAGTTGCTTATTACTCATGCTACCAATACCCGAAGAATTTCCGTTACCGTTCCTTTTTTTAGCTGGCATATCTACCTATCCTATAATGGTTTAACATTTGCACCAGGCACTGAACCCACCTTATGCAAAACATCATTCCATCCAGGATATGACTTTCTCATTTTATCTTGAAAGTCTCCAACCTCACCTGCGGATGCACAACCTTTAGACCAATCTCTATCCCAATCAGGATTTTGATCTCTCCAATCAGAGTACTCTTTCATAGTCATGCGAAGTTCTTTTTCTTCACCAGTCTCTTTATTTTTTACAGGATATGTTGGCATAATTGTTTAACTTTTGTAAAATTATTTAGACCCATTCAAGGGCTTCTGATACTGCAGGGAATTGTTCGGTAAACACCTTCCTACATGCTTCTGCAATCACCATATGTTCTTTCTGTGTTCCATGTGCAGATCTTAGATTAATATAATGTATCCAAGAACGACATGAACCAGTCATATAGATTCTTGTAGGAGTGCATAAAGGTAGTACCATTCTAGCACACTCTTTAGCAACACCTTGTTCAAGCATCTGTGCATATAATGATTTAGCAGAACTAAACAAAGTATCCATTTGCTTATTTAATTTCTCAACCAATTCAGGATCTAAATCATCAGTAGAGTTCTGACGATTCTTTTCATCCTGTCTACGAAGTTCTGGAAGATCAATATCCCCAAGAGCAGTACTGGCAGCATATCTTTGAGAAAACTCTTGATAAGTAAAACTACGATGTCTTAATATCTGTGCAGCAATAGCACGAGTTGTTTCAATTTCCAATGTCATAGAAGATTGTTCAAAGACACTCCAATGATTATGTCTAATACAATACTTCAATAAACCAGCAAATTTTTCATTGTCCTGATTGGATGGGTTAGATACTCTGGCAATATATGCCATAGTCTTTTCCGCATCAGGAGTAATACTTATAAGTTTTACAGTCATAAGTCAATCTCGATAACCATCAATCTAATAATAAGTTTATATATTATAGCATAAAAAAAGAAGGGTTGCAATAACCCTTCTTTAACGTATATGTAAGCGTTGAATCAAACAGCAGCAAGTTTCTTAGAAACTTTGAGACCACGATACATTAGATCGAAGTTTCTGTGCTGTGATGCTTCAGCGAGTACTTTCTTGTTGTACTCTGCAGAGTCGTACTCGACTCCACGATAAGTGACTTTTGCCATTGGCTTTCTCCAAAGGTAGGGTGGTTTAATCCCCGTTCCTTCAGTCGGCTTTTGCGTCCTCCTAAGAGGTTGAACGATTGTGTTAATACTAACACAGTTATATTATATAGTCAAGTACTTTTGTAATTTGTGATACAGTTTTATAACTGTCTACCATATTGGTCAAGTAAATTGAGTTTTTTTATTTGACCTAGATTGGACTTCTGACTCTTCCTAAGTTTTTTATACTCTTTCATAATCTTATCTACTTCTCGTTTACTTACATTAACCTTTAACTCTTTCTCATCATCCTTATCTACAAATCCAAGACCAGATTTTTTAACCTCTTCTTTATGATCAATATATTCGTTTATACCTTCTTGTATTTCATCACGAATAAGTTGATTAATTTGATCTCTTAGTTCATTGTCGTTCATTCTTTCCTCTTCCTTTTCTTTTTAGGTGGTGTAGGTGTATTAGAACCATCAAATGTTCTTGGACTTACTATTCCATTAGTCCAAGCAATACCTTGAACGTTTTTATACGTATCATAATAATGATCAAATATTTCTAATTGTGAACCTGCTCTGGTTACATCATACTTAATCTCTTCCTTATCTTTATAAGTTACTAAGAAAGAATCAGAGGGTAATTTCTTATCCTCTGCTTTATCCTTTTCACATTTTTCATGTAGTACTTGCACGGTCATCCTCCTCTACCACCCCATCTTATACTTGGATATGCTTCTTTAACTAGATCAAGAGTAATTTTATATTTTGATTGTAGATTCTTATCCTTAACTAAACACATAATCTCAGCTTCTAATGGATGTAATCCCTCAAGAATCTGAATGAACATAGTCTCTCTACGCAGACCATTTAAACTATTGTTTCCACCTTTAATAAAGTTAAAGAACTTTGTATATTCTTTACGAATAGTAGTACGATCTCTAGTCATGTCCATAGCATTACCCAAAGACATAGTATTATTAAATGCCATATTACTAGCTTGCTGATTGATATTAGTAGTCAACGTACCAGTAGTATTCTGCTCGTCTTTCAAACTAGAATATGGAACTTCACCAGGTGGTAATACTGTTACTACACTATCATCATAGTTCCAAATAAACAATGTCCTTATCGAAGGATCATCATACTTTTGTAAGACTTCAATCTTCCTTGCCTTTGCTCTTTGCTTTGATGCTAGATCAAGAACTTCGAATGCAAAAGGATTTGGTGCTAATTCAGGAAGTGGTTTAGGTGCTTTCTTGACCTTAACTGTCTTCGTCTTCGTTGTCTTCGCTGGTGTCATGATTGTTTTCAATTCTTAAAGCTAAAATTTCATCAGGAACTAAATTCCCATTCTCATCAAACATCTCTGGGTGAGTGTAAATCACTTGAGGTGTTGTCTCATAAGAATGTTGTCTTGCCATCCATCCTATCATACCTCCTACCAATAATGCAAGTAGTGACACTGTTGTGGTTAGTGTCAGGGTTACTATGGTCATTTCCATGATGCTCCTCCACGGGTTTTCTTTTTTGTAATGCGTAAAGAAAACTCAAAAGTAAAATGAATTTCTCTTTTAAAGAAAGATACTATTCGTTCAAACCTAATACCTACAGGTTTGACCTTTCGAGTTTTGGATGGTCTTCCTCCTGCTAGTATTAATTCTACGCCTCTATTTATAGGTAAATCAGAGGATTGCTTTTTCTTGGAGATATCTGATTGAATCACTACATCCTCCCAATTTTTTTCCATTTAAAACAATTTGAGGAAAGGTAGTTCCTTCACCAAACTCTCCATAAAAACTAGGTCTATTAAAATCCTTATTTAAAGTGTAGACCACATGGTTGAGTTGTGATAATTCTAGCACTTCTATAATCTTTTCGCAATAGGGACAACCTGGCTTTGAATAAACAGTAAAATTTAATGTCTCACTTGTCATCGTTGATACCTTTTGTAAAATACTATTTAACCTTGCCAGATCATGTCAGGCATTGGTTGTTGTCCTGGTCTGTTAACGATTAACAGTAT